ACGGTTGTTGAACCCGCACAGGACCCCAACCGCAGCAACAAACTTGGCCGGGATATTTTTCGGCGGGGCCGGGAGGATATAATGGATCATCCCCACGCACTGCCCGGGGGAAACAGCCGCCAAGGCATTCTTCAGCAGCAAATTCGGGGGCGGGTAACACCCGGCCCCGGGCATGTAATTCTCAGCGTCCTGCGCGGAGTAAGGCGGGTCCATCAATATCGCGGAAAATCCGCTCGGCAGTGGGTCCCTGGCATCCCGGCAGAAATCGGGTTTCAGTGTGTGGTCCAGATCGAGCGTCTTGTCGTTCGGGCCAAAACCCCCATTGTAGGGGTAGAGCTTGGCCTTGCCCCCGCAAACGTGGAGAACCGGGTCATCCCATTTCACCCCCAGCAAGGCTCGGGCACGTTCTGGGAATCCCCCCAAATACGCCCCATAATACTTTTCTCCCCCCAGCAATTTGGCCCGGGCCAGAATCCACATATCTGTGATTGGGCGGTAAGACATAAGGCATATTCTCCTTTTTGTGGGGAAAGCCGAGGGTGTTAAACCCCCGGCTTTCTGGTTGTGGTGGGCCGGATGGTGGGAGTGCTGCGAGGCCCTGTTACGATTTCGACGCGACACCGTGAGCCGCTCCGAGGTTGAATAAGGAAACCCCGGCGGCAACCGACATCACTGCTTTGTGTGTCGCTGCGTTGGTGGTGACTTTGGCCCTTCCGTTGGCGTCAGCAGATGCCCTGAGTTGTGCGCCATAGAGACTGAGCATTGGTGGTTGTAAGATGCTGACACAGGCTTTGGCGACGTGCATCAATATGTCCGCGCCGAATTCAGGCTGGTTACTGAATTTCGTGGTCGGGGAGATGTTTATCATACGGGGGGCCCTGTAGTGTAATTGCCCGCAAAATACTACTCTCAAACACACTTGTCAAGAGGAATGTATTAACGCGGAAGCTCATTTGAGCTTGTGTGATTTTTCTCCTGCGGATACAATACTCAAGACCTTCGGTAAGGAGCCAATTTCGTGAATAAAGTGCTGCTGGTTATCGCTTACAACCGACCGCATTACTTGGAGCAAGTGCTGGAAGGCATCAATCGCCAGAATTTCGAGGATTGGCGGTTCATTTGCCGCCTCGACGGCCCAAAAAACGATGAAGACGCCCTGACTGTCGGGCAATGCAAGGCTCTGATCGCCGAAAAATGCCCCACAATGGAGATTTGGGAGCGCCCAGGCCACTTCGGCATGAACCGAAACGCCTTTTTGGCGATTCAGGAGGGGTTCTGCCGTGCTGAAGCGGACCACCTGATCGTCTTGGAGGACGATTGTGTGCCACTGAAGGGCTTCAAAGAGTACATGGCGTGGGCGTTGGCCGAGGTTGATGCCGGAAATGCCCAATCAGCCACGGCTTACAGCCACCCGCTGACCCGAGATTTGCCGGAAAATGGCGTCCAGACGGTTGAGTGGTTCACGCCGTGGGCGTGGGCGACGACTCGGAGACGCTGGGAAGTCGTTCTGCCGTGGGCCATCCTACTGCGAGACAAAGGGTTCGATGCGATGTACGCGCAGTTCCTTCAGGCGCACCCTTTCCCAAAGGAAAGTCGGCATTTCCTCGACTTGGGCGGTGAGTGGACGGTCAGAAAGAGTTGGGCGAGGTTCCACAATCAGGTGTATGAGATTTTGGGGCTGCGAGAAATCTTCCCACTGATCCCTCGGGCCATCAACATCGGCTTAGTCGGGACCAATCAGCGGAAGCCTCTGCAACAAACCGAGGAGAAGGTCGTCACGTCGAATGATTTACCCGTTTACGCCAAGTTTGATTACCATTCGACCCCAGATTCGGTGGTCGAAACAAACATGAACGGGGGGTCATAGCCCGAACAGGTTGTATTCGCCGTACAAGAGGCTTGTGCACCATGCCTGCGAGTTGATCGGCCCCATTCCCCAGAAATCCACGCGCCGAAGGCCCTGCTGCGCCAGGAATTCCATCCCCGCCGCGTAGTTGGGGCGCTCCGTGTTGTCCCACAGCACCACCCCGTGCTCGGTGAGCAGCCCCAAGCACACCTGAGCGCACTCCACGCGGAGTCGCCCGTCGATGACGACCAGATCGAACTTGTGGTCGAGGGTGTTGGGGAAGTTCACGTAATCCGGTCCCAATGGGAGGACCGCCCCGGACGCATTCGCGGGGCATTGGCGCACGATGTCGCAAAACCACCGCTCATCATGCTCAACGAACCGGACGAACTTACCTGCATTCGCCCACCACAGCGTAGAATACCCAGCACCATACTCAAAAACGCTGTGAATTTTATCCATGTTCCGGCGTAAAAACTCAAATGCCGGGTAGGTGATCCACGGGACGGGGTTATTATGCGCGTCCACCGACAAGCGATTCTCGCGGCTGACATCCCAGCCGACCTGCTGCAAGTAGTGCGGGGTCGTCACCAGTTATACTCCCCGATGAATTTGGCGTTGCAGCCTTCCTGACGGAAAATTGGGGGCAGAAATGGGGCCAGCCGCCGAATATCCCCGGTGTCCATGTCCAAATCACCCAGCGATTCGATGGGGTTGACCGGCGCGATGACCGCGATGTCATGCTGATCCGTGTGAATCTTGGCCTCGGCGCAGTTGAACCCCGCCATGACCATCTGATAGGCCACCTGACCCGCGTTGTAGAGGTTCAAATGCCCCCCCAAGAGCGTATCGTGGGGGGGAGGGACGACGATGGCCACCACGCCGCCCGTATTAGCGGACAACAGCATTTTTCGCAGAAAAGCCACGGGAGACAGGGCGTGTTCCAAGATATGACAGGCCCACACGCAATCAAACGTCCCCAACTGCTCCTGCGGAATGCCCATAAAGTCCCCGGTCAGGAGGGAAAACCGCTCTCGCCCGTTCGGGAATACCTTGCTGGCGCGGTAATGGGCTGAGCGGCATAAATCCACCCCACACACCGTCTTCCCCCGGTCCAGGAAGAAGTTGCTCTGCTCCCCGGCCCCCATCCCGATGTCCAACACACGGTCGAATCGGAAATCTTCCACCAGTTTTTGTATCGCTATCGCCCCGCGCATGGTCAAGTCTCCTTTACTGTCAGGTATAGACGAAAGTTCGAGTGGCGGCAAGTGCCGTTTTGATCTAGGCTTGTGGGAATCTTGCGTGGGAGGGGGTTGCCGTGTCGATCACTGAAACCGTGCTGCGCATGAAGCGGGAAAATGATGCCCTGTGGCGGTCTAACCGGAAGCTCCGCGACCAGTTGGCCGCTTGTCATTGGGCCTTATGCCTGACAGGGGCGGTGGCGTTCGTGGAGTTCCTGATGCTGTTTCTTTAGGAGGAGCCGTGCAATCTATCACGGACGTATCCATTTTCAAAAATTTGATATTCGGCGGCGAGACGGCATACGCCATCGTCAGGGATGCCGAGGGGCAGATCGGCATGATCCTGATGATTGAGGAGCGGGAAATGCTGCCGATGATCCTTGATGACCCCGAGGCGCTCCAACGTTACGCTGCCCTGAAAAGCACTGCGCCCCCTCCTGAAGAGTCCGAAGGGGGCGCACCGTCGTAGATTGTATTCACAGTTGACGTGGGAGGGTTTGGTTAATTCGTGTTGGTGTCCTCCTCTGGCGCGGTTTGTTCCAGCAGCTCACGCGCTTGGCCGAGAAGCCTATCTTCCTCGGGAATGCACATGGGCGGTAAATCCTTCAGCGCAACGTCGAACAGCACAACTTCCACTCCATCCCACTCGAACGCCCCGTCGTGGGCGAATGCCCCTTTGCGCCGCTGCTCGGCCTCGCGGTAGGCCATGTGCTGACCGGCCATAACGCCAGCGCACAGGCCCCCCACGAATCCGATGTTGAGAACGACGGTGAGGATGAATACCTTCATGCTCAGGCTCAGTTCCACTCAAAGTTGTCGGCGGCCCGCAGAACCGCCTCGGGGATCGGGCTGGGGGTTGACGTTGGCGCGGCCCCGACGAATGATTCCAGCGCCTCATAGTCCTTATCGTGCACCACGGCGTACAGCGGGTACGGTTCGGGCTTCTCCCCCGACAGCGCGACTTGGACGGCCATGACGAACCCGCCAATCGTCAGCGCGTGGAGGGCTTTTTGGTGGATCACGAGCGCCCGCGAGGCCCGGACGATCACAAGGTCCGTCTTGGCCCCATGCTCGGTCAGCAGGTGGGCGGTCAATGTCGGTTCCTGCGTCAGAAATCCCACGCCAGGAATTCCGGTTGTCTGCTCGACCGTAGCCGAGACGCCGAACGGGACGCGGATCAGGATGGGTGCGGGGCCGTCGGGCCACGGGCAAACCGTGTTGAAGATCGTGTTCATCACATCCATTTGGGGGTTTCCTCCGAAAAAGGTCTGGACACCATTCGCCCACACCTATACAGTTGTATTAACAAGGAGTCAAGACTTTTGTGGTATGGAGGGAATAATCTTGGCCAAGGTCTTCATTATTGTCGAGGACACGGAGGAAGGGATCGTTTACAAGGCCGTGTCCGACCCGGGGTTCTCCCAAAGCATGACGGTGTGGACACCGGCCCAACGGGCCAGCTTGGAACTGCTGGCACGGTTGGGGGATGTGGAAGACATACCGGAGGCGGCGAATCAGGTAATCTTGTAAGCGGGTCTGCGGCAGGGCCTTCCATCAATGCGAAGGTCAATCCGGTCCCCGATGTATTGGATGCTTCCGCGACGAATCCCGCCCCGGATCAATTGCAGAATCTTTGCCTTGGAATGCCCTGTTGCCTCCTGAACATCTTGGACCGTAAACCCCTCGGCGGTAATGCTGTCCCCCGGGAAAAACTTCTCCAACTCAGCGAGCCACTCCGCTTCGGTTATTTTCGGCGTTGACATCACTCGGCCTCCGGGCGCTCGATTCGTTCAACGTAATGTCGGGCATACAGCACGTCTTTGTGCAATCGGATCACAATGCCCCCGAACTGCGGCTGGGTCTGGCGTCCACCGGCAATCTTGTACGCGAAAGATGTTTTGGCCTGCCATCCGGGGGTGACGAGGCCCAGCGTCCGGCCATTGGCTGAGGGGATGCTGACCTCAATGTCCCGGTGTCGGTGGCTGCGGACCATGATGTCCGGCGCTCGATCAAGCCAGCGCCCCGACTCCACGAACGCCTCGACGATTTCCCGCATCACCGCAGAGGATTCGTAATGCTGGCTGCCGGTCGTCCCGATGTGGTGGGCGAAATGGATCAGCCTGCCGCCAATATCCTTCCACAACTCATACCGCGCATACTGACCCTCGGGGCTGGGGATGGCCCCCAATCGTTTGGCCAGCCCCTCTTCATTCTGCCCCGATTTTCCAACATGGGCCTCGGTCCCCCGCACCATGTAGAACCGGCCCTCGCACCGCTCAACGATAGGCTTAAGCAGAAGTTCGGCGAATCGGCACTGGTCTTCAAGGTTATGGCTGATCTGGTCCACGGACCCGTGGTGGTCCCCGTCCACCGCGTCCCCGTTAAGCACGACGGCAAATGGCTCTCCGTCGCAGACCGTCGGGACGAAGTGCTCCCAGAAGTATTGCCAGTAGGCCCAGATTTTCAGTTGGAGGGGGGAGGGGGAGTAGCGGCCCCCTTCGTCGAGGGGGAGACCGTCTGGGGGGCAAACAGCGAGACGGGAACCTGCGTGAGTGTCCGAGATAACGACAATGTTCGTAACTTGTAGCCTCACGAGCACACGCTCCTGATCGGAAGGTGTCGTCGAGGAGGGAGCGTGTCAAGGTTGGGTCCGACGTGTTCGACGAGAAAATCATCAAACCGCCATCACTGTAACTGCTGTTGCTGCAAAGATCAAGCGGTAAAGCTCATTTGAGCTTGATGAGTTTTTAGGACCCGCCTGGTGTCCTTCCAACCTTTTGCAAGTCCGACAAAAGCTGCTGGAGAAGCGTAGTGGACTTGGCGCTTTCGCCGTTTTGGACGAACGCATTGACCTGCTGGAACAGCGGGCCGCTTTTTTGCAGCACGTTGACCCGTGGTTTTTCGATCTGGAGCATGGAGTACAGCCGCTCCATCCGGTTGTAAGCGATGTCAAGCTGTTTGGAGGTCTCCTTGTCCAGCGCCCCACCGGACAACCGTTCCATCACCACCGCCTGCTGAGCGCGTTGCACCTCCGCTTCGGCCACTTTCACCATGTAGTGCGCCAAATCCTCTTCCGTTTCCAAGGTGTGCCCCTCGAACAGCGGCATCAGCGCACAGGCATACCCGGGCTTGAAATAGGGGCAAGCTGAGTGAAAAGCGCACGTATCACACGCCAGTTTGGGCACATGAGCGCCCAGAAGGGACTTTTTAGACCGCTTTTTCTGGCGCGGGGTCTTCTCCAGCACTTCCGCCACTTCATCGGTCGGCAACTGGTTGTGGAGCGCCCCATGCTGCTGCGTTTTGACCATCAGCAGTGGTCCAACCGGCTTGACCTCCACGCCGTCCGTGCTGAGCGTGTCGGTCTCCGGCTCGGGGACAGCAAGGGCTTCTTCACGAGGGAGGGGCACGGGCAACAGTTCGGCCTCAATGACTTCTGGTTTGGTTTGCTCTGCCTTTTTGCGGACGAATCGCATAAGAACCTCTTGTGTAAAGGTGGCACTGCGTATATACTACGGTCGTTTGAACCTGAAATCAAGGAGCGTGGTGCGATGTTGAAGTCGTCTCATATCATCGTGAGGATCGAACCGGAGCTGAAGCAGAAAATTCAGAGTTATGCGCAGAAGCACGGGCTGACCCTGACCGAGATCATCACCAGCCATCTGGAAAGCCTCACCGCCGATGTCCCGGCAAAACCTCGGAGGCCCTTGCTTACCCGGAGGAAATGACGTAAGTTGGTCGGTGAGACATGGATGTCACCCAACCCACTATGCCACGGAAGGCAGAAAGTCATGCGCAGCCACATTGTTTCGCTGGATTTCGCGCTCACGGCAGAAACCTACTGCTACTACCAAGCCGGACCCACCAATTTCAACCTCCAGCGCCTGAACGTGTCGTCCTCGACGACTGACGCCATCACCGTGGCGCTCTACGACGCGACCCTCGGCGTTCTGCTGCTGTCTCAGGCTGTGACGCCTGCGGCGGGCAGTGCCCAGTCTCTGACGGTCCTGTCCCAGGAGCTGATGCTGCCGAGCAACGCGTACGTCGGGGTGCAGTCCAGTACCGACATCACCGCCGACGTGACGGTTCGGCTGATTGGCGAGGCCGGATAATGCTGTCAAGCCAAGGCGTCACTCGGTTGGTGTCTCAGTTGTTTTCGGGACAGAAAAAGCCTGAGCCGATGTCCACCTTGCAGACGATGGAAGGTGGTGCGGCGCAACAGCGACAGCAGATGCCCGAAGATTACACCCCTGTAAGCGATGACGGGGGTTCGGGCATTTCGGCGAAAGAGCTTCAGACCTTGATGGCCTATCTGCTGGGGAAGACGGGAGAAGCCGAATGACAATCATGGGCCGGTTGTTCACGGAATACGCGACCATGTGCCGGGAGCATGAGGTGTTCGCGGTGGCGGCACAGTCGCTGATGCCGACGGCGGGGGGTTTGACCGCCCGTGCGCTGGAAAAGCCCCGGGCCGGAACAGCGGCGTCCGAAAAGGCGATGGAGCGGAGGCGCTTGCGCTACGGCGACTCCGGGTTGGACAATGCCACGAAGATTAAAATGCGCCAACAGGGTCAGGAGGTTGGCGACTAGATGTTGAAAGGGGGTCTGAGCCTGTGTATCAGACACGCAAGAACGAAACCCCCGAATCACCCTTCACCAGACCGACGAATTTTGATTTCCTCCCCGACGGGCGCGTCGTGGAAGTGCCCATGTCGGACAACGATCTGCTCGGGCGAGAGTTTCGCGCCGGGGCGCGAGCCGAACTGGCCAAGACGATCACGAATTGGCCAAACAAACCTCTGACCTACCCCAACAAGTCCACCGAAATCCCGGTGTAGAGATGCTTGCTGTTGAGATTCCGGGGCTGACCGACGTTCTTTCCGGTCAGCCGCCGCTCACTCGCGATAACTCCGCTGGTACGCCACTTCTGCCGCTGTCGGCGCTGTGCGACACGATCCGTGCTGTCGCGCAGCTTTGCGCCGGAATGAAGTTCTACACCTACCAGAACCAGGTTTCCAACGCGCTGATTGAGGCGGTTCTGCTCCATGAGGGCGACACCCTGACCATTCTCCAAGCCCGCCAGAGTGGAAAAACCGAGGCCGTCGCCGCCACGTTGTTCGCCATGTCCTTGATGCTCCCCCTTCTGGCGGAGGGTCTCCCGGAAGACTGGCGGTTGAACCTGACGGACGAAGAGGGGCGTTATCGCGGGTTCAAAAACGGTATCCGCACGGGGGTTTACGGCCCGTCTGGGGACATCGTTATGATCCCCGCCGACAAGATCGCCCGCTATTTGAACAGTCCGGTCGTGCATCAACTGCTGGCGGAGATGCAAGTCGAGGTCAACAAGATTTCCGGTGGGGGGTATTTCTTATCCAACGGCTCCTCGATACTGTTCCGCACGGCGGAACGCCGAGCCAAGAAAGAGGGCTACACCTATGACCTGCTGATTATCGAAGAGTGTCAGGACGTGGATTCGACAGTTATCGTCAAGTCCCTGCACCCGTTTGTGTCCTCGACAAACGGCACCATCGTCAAAATTGGGACCGCATCGTCCCAAGTATGCGATTTTTACACCACGATCCAGCAGAACAAGCGCCTCCAGACCCTCCCGGATGCCCGACCGATCCACTTCCAGTTCGACTGGGAAGCCTGCGCCCGGGAAAACAGCATGTACCGGCAGTACGTGGAGAAGGAAAAGAAGCGCCTCGGCGAAGAGTCGGACGCCTTCATGATGAGCTACTGCTGCATGTTCATCCTCGAACGCGGCATGTTCATCACGGAAAAAGACCTCATGAAGCCCGATGTGGCCCTGACTACCGGGCAATTTTCCTTCATCTGGCCGCACGACCTACGCCGTCACGGCAGCCCTTACTCCCTGTGCGCGGGCATCGACTTTGGTAAGGCGCACGACAGCACCATCCTGACGATCATCGCGGTCGATTGGGAAAACCCGCTGATCGACACCCGAGTAGCCGGGTCAAATGGGGTGTTCCGGTATCAGGGGTTCAAAAAGCACGTCTTGGCGTGGTCGGAATGGCGCGGGGATAACTATGAGAAACAATTCGCAGAAATTCACGAAACCCTGAATAAGTTCCTAGAAGAAGGACGCCTGCGGGGGTTCATGGGCGACAAGTTTGAAAAGATTTGCGTGGATGCCACCGGCTTGGGCGTAGTGGCCTGCGACCGGCTCTCCGCCCTGCTGCCGTGGAAGGTCATTCCGTTCAAGTTCTCCAAGCCGTCGAAGTCGGATGGCTACAAGGTTCTAAGCGCCGACCTGCTTTCAGGCCGTTTAACGTTCCCTGCGGATGACCGCGCCCGCCAGACGCGCCTGTGGAAAATGTTCCAGTATCAGATGCTCGATCTGCGCAAGGAGTGGCGCGACGGGTATATGATGGTCCGGCACGAGGACAGCAAGCACTCGCACGACGACGCTCCGGATTCGCTGATGCTGGCGAACTGGGTGTGCAACCAGACCGTGCAGCGCATCACCGTTGATTCTGTCAACCTATTCTCGCCTTCGGCGATGGCGGATTACGCCGAAATGCACTGGAGCTGACCGTGGAACTTGCCCTGAAGGATTCGCTGACTCAAGCCCTGAAGTCCGAGGCCGCTTTCCCGGTCTCGGATTATTTCACTGTTCAGGGGTCCAAGCTCGCGACGAACCGCATGGTGCGGATTCGTAACAACTGGAAATTTTATCTCGGCGACCACGAGCGGTTCGACAACACCCGCAAAAGCGGGGCGCAGAACATCCTCTACAACTATGTGCGCTGCGTCGTGGATAAGTCCGTCCGCTGGCTGGCCAACCCGCCGTGGCGCATCGTGTCCGCCCCGGGCAATGAACGCTTGGCGGAGTTTTATGAAACCATCTGGGCGAAGAACCAAAAAAGATTACTTTTTCGTGACATCGCCATCCAAGGCGCGGTCTCGGGCGATGCGTTCGTGTGGGTCGGCGTGACCGAGGAGCGCGGGGAGGGCGGAAAACTTGTAAAGAAGCTTCGGCTGAAGGTTCTCAACTCCACCAACACCCATCCGGTGATCGACCCGGACGACCCCACGCGCATGTTGTACTGTGTCGTGCAGTACCCGATCTATCTGGGCCAAGGCCGCCAATACCGGGGGCAAGTTGTCGCCGATCCGCTGGACCGGAGGGATAACATGGCGCTTTATACCGCCATCATTACCCCCAACCAAGTGTATGAGTACATCAACGATTCGCTGGTCGAGGAAAAGCTCGGGGTGGGGTTTGTTCCCATCGCGCATATTCCCAACCTGATGATGGGTGGGGCGTCGTTTGGTCGGGACGAAGTGAATGACCTGAAGCAGATTAACCTGTCCATCAACTCCGTCGCCACCGACTTGAAGGAAATTGTCAATTACTACGCCTCCCCGATCACGGTTGCCTACGGCGTGACGATGGGCGACGTTGCCCGTGGGGCCGGGATGATCTGGTCCGGCCTGCCCAGTCCGCAGGAAGCGCGGATTGAAAGTTTGGAACAGAAGGCCGACCTGAACGGGTCCCTGGCCGTGCTGGACGGTCTGGTGCAGCAGATGCACGAGCTGTCCAACATCCCCCGGGGGAGTCTGGCCAGCGATCAGGCCATCACCAATGTGTCCGAAGCGGCGCTGCGCGTATTTTTCATGCCGCTTCTGGAAGTGCTGGAAGAAAAATACGACACGTACGGCGAGGGCGTGAATCGCATCAACAAAATGGTCGCCCGTGTCATCCGGCGGGAATTCAAGATCGACGTTGCGAGCTTGGTCGGCGCGGAGGTCAATCCGGTGCTGGCGCTTGAGACCCGTGGCGAATTTATGTCCCCGATCCCGAAAGACACCCGTGAATTGATGCAGGCCGTCAGCGAAAAACTGCAAAACAAGTTGATTTCCCGTGCTGACGCGCTGAGGAAACTCGGAGAGGCGCACCCGGAATATGCCGCGATGGAAATTCTTTCGGACATGGCCGAGGACCTTTTCCTGTCGTATCAACGCGGTCGGGCGTCGATGGGAATCCCCGTTTCGTTCTCGGCATTGGCCTTGGGCAGCCTCGGAAAAATGTCGGGCGCGAAAAAAGAGCTTGCAGAAATTGAAAATCTGGTTCAAACTTCAGATCGAACCGAATCTCTGGTGGATTTACATCAGAGGCAGATGGTTCAGGCCGAAGTTTCCCCCGATCAACCTTCCGAACCGTCTGACCCCGACAACCTCGCTCCCGCAACTCCCAACCGCGACATGGCTGGAAAAATCGCCGATTCGCTCCAACAGATCGAAGAGGTGTTGGATACAAGCACACTGGCTGATGCGGAACGGCAGAAAATTCTGACCCTGATCCGCCAGCGCATCGAGGAATCGTAAAGGGGGTGAGGCAATTGATGCGACCGAAGACCACCGTACACGACACGGAAAAGGCCAATACGGCTGCTTTTGAGTCCGGTAAGACGATGGGGGTGTCGGGCAGCAATCATGTCCGCGCCACCGTTGTTCAGGGCAAGACCAAGGAACCTGTCGCTTCCGGCGTTCGCCGCAAGGAGTATCAGACTCCCGCGAGCTGAACCTATACACAGAAATGGGAGGCCCCCAACCAATCATGGCCGAAAAGAACGAACCTACCGTAACACCCACTGACCCCGCGCCGAAGGACCCCGCCCCGCAGTATCCCGACGACTTGAAGGACCTGCTCAAAAAGCATGAGGCGTCCCTCAACGAAGTCGTTAAACAGCGGGACACGCTGGCGGACGAACTGAAGGCTCAGGCCAAAACCATCGGCGAACTGCAAACGCAGATCGTCGAATTGGCCAAAAAGCCCAAGGACGACCCGAAGCCCCCCTCCCCCAAGGAGGACGAAATTCTTCGGATCGCGGAGGAGAAGTTCAACGAGAAGCTCTCGGAGGCGCTCAAGGCCCGAGACTCAGAGTTGGCGGACCTGAAGACCCGGCTGGCCCGGGCCGATCTGGACACCGCCCGCAACCGGATCATCCAACAGTCCGGGGGCCGCATCGTCGCCTCCCTGCTGGATGACGCGGCAACTCCGGAGGACCTCGAACGGCGAGCGGTGCTGGCCAAGAGTGAATACGAGCGACTGGCGAAGGAAATCGAATCCAAGCTTGTCGCCCCGTCGTTCCCCGACCCGAGCGCGGGGCACAACCCCGCGAACAACGAGCCGCCGGACACGACGACGCCCCCGAAGAAAACGGACATTGCAGCGGAAGTCGCCACGTTTTTGCAGGCCAATGGACCGAACCCGACCCAGTACACCCCAGACACCTTGAAGGAATGGAAGGCCCTCAAACAGCGGGCGCACGAAGAGGCCGGGTTGGCGTAGCCCCCGGTAAAAGTTTTCAGGGTCCACGGATGGACCCCATGCTGACAAGGAGTGTCGGAAAATGGCTACAACGACCACCGCTGTTGTGAATGGGGGCAACAATCTTGCCCTCACCTCGGCGATTCTGACGGTTCACAGCCCCGAAATCCTGATGGCCGCAAGCCCCATTACGCGGTTCGATCAGGTTGTTTCGATGCGCACTGAACTGGGTGTTACTCAGGGTCGCACCATTCAGTTCCTGAAGTACGCGGCTCTGAGCAACGCCGCCGCCGATCTGACGGAAGCCACGGCCATGACGCCGCAGAGCCTGGTCGGTTCCACCGTGTCGATCACGGTCGCCGAAAAGGGCGTCAGTGTCGAAGTCACCGAGCTGCTGCTCCGGACTTCCTTTGACGACGTGATGAGCACTGTCACCCGCCAACTGGGCCAGTCCTACGCCTCGAAGCTCGACTCGGACATCCGCGATGCCGTCCTGACCTGCTCGCATGTGCTGTATGCGAACGGCAAGACGACCCGCGCCGGTCTGACCGCGAGCGACAAGCTCAACGTGGACCTGATCCTCGACGCCACCCGCAATCTGAAGACCCGCAAGGCTCCGAAGATTCCGCTGGCCAACGGCGATCAGGTGTATGTGTGCTTCGCGCACCCGCACCAGCTCCGCGACCTGAAGGACGACTCGCGCTGGCAGTCCATCACCGCCTACGCCTCCCCCGGGAACTTCCTGCGCGGCGAGGTCGGGCGCATTGATGACGTGCTGTTCATCGAGACGACCCAGATGCCCTACGTCGATACGAGCGGCAATGTGTTCGCCGACGCGACGGACACGACCGTCAACGAGACCGGTGGTTCGGTCACGGTTTACAAGGCCGCTGTCCTCGGCGACTACGCCGTCGGCCTGGGCGTGGGCCTGCCGGTTGAGCTGCGCGACGACGGCGTGATCGACCACGGTCGCAAGCATCGTCTGGCGTGGTACTCGATCTACGGCGCTGGCGTTCTGGAAGAGGGCCACATCCAACTGCTCGAAACGGCCTAAGTGGCTGGCTGAGCATCATTCGTCTGGGGCGGGGGGCTGAACACCCCCTGCCCCCACGAAAAGGGGAAAGCAGAATGATTAACTACCCGGACAAGAACAACGCCCTGATCGTCACGCCGGTGTTTGAGGCCCCCGCTGCCGAGGACACAAACGCCCGGTTGATGGTCATCAACGCGTTGGGGCTGGACGGAAACCCCGTTTCGGAGCCGGTCGCCTTCCAAGTGCGTGTTTCGGAGTCGATCACTGGCCTGTCCGACGCCTACGGCAAGTACAGCGGCGTGATTGGGGCGGCCAGCGACGAAGCGACAATTTCCGCGCATACGAACGCGGCTTTCGGCTCCCTGCTGACGGGAACCGGTTCCGCCACCGTCACCATGCGGACCAACAACGCTGGTTACTGCGGCATCAAAGTCACCTACACAGGCGTCGGGACGATTTACACGGGTGTGGGACCGGCAGATTTCGGTTCCACCCTGATCGTTGGCGATAATGTCGCCGTCCTAACGTTCGCGTAACTCAACCCTGAAACCACAGGAGCAATTGTAAATGCCAGCCATCAAACGCAAGAAGTCCGGCCCCGTGAAGGATTTTGGCGAGATCGGGACCGCCGAACCAGACGCCAGCATGGATGCTACGGCAGAGGGGCCTGCAACGGACGCCACGGATGGCTCCAAGGCCCCTCATTTTTCCTCGGACCTGCTAAACCCGGAAATTTTGTCCGAGGCGTTGTACGAGTCCATCCCGACCGGCCCCAAACCCGGGGACCTGCCGGGATTCCGGCGAGCTCTGAACAAGATGCTGGCCGAAAAGGCCGTGGATTCCATTCACTTCGCGACCGTGGAAGAGTCCTTCCGCCGCGAATATGAAAATCGGTGGGTTGCGCAGCGCGGGTTGAACACCGAGGTTGAGATTCGCCTGCTTCGGGACTTCACCTACGCGCCACAGATCGGCCAGCTTGACTTGATGCCACGATACCCGAAGGGCCTCAAGAGCGGAGACCAAATCCGCGTCCCACTGTTCGCCGCGCAACACTTGGTTGAACGCGGGGCCGCCATCATTCTCAGGGCGCACTAGGACATGGCGACGAGCGAAAGCGTTATCACGTATTTTCGCGGGATTTCGGGGGTGTCTGCCACAGATGCCCCCGATGCTCTATTGGCGGGGTGGATGTCTCCCGTCTTGGTCGAACATGACCCGTCCAAGACCGTCGGGACCCTGCTGACCACCGAGATTCACGCGGTGGCCTTGCTGCTTTGGAGGAAGTTCCATCTGTGGCGGGCCACGCAACTGGCCGAGGCGTTTCCGTCGTCCGAAACCGGCATCGGGTACGCTGACCCGTCCCGCTCCCTGAGCAGTCATCTGGAGATGGCCGTCCAGATGCGCCGCGAGTATGAGACGTACACCACTCGGCTTGGTTTGGGTGTTGGCACGATTCATGTCAGCCAAAGCCGAATCTATGACACCGCATACGGGCAGATCGTCCCCACGGATTCCGCCCGCGCACCTGTCCCCGGCACCCTGAGCGCCTCGGTAGACGGCAGCGATGTCACGCTATCGTGGGTGGAGCACCCGAACGCGGAATTCGACCGCTATGACCTCTACTACAGCACGACCGCCGGATTGGCCGATACCGCCGATCTGGGGTCCGCCGGAACGAAATTGGGTGTGGTTGACACCGCCACTTCGATTATCAGCCTCGGGGATCGCTGGCGCACCATCTACAAAGCGGCTGGGATGGCCGCCGGAACCTACTATTTTGTCGTTGTCACCGTCACGATCAACGGGCGGTTCGCTGTTTCTAATGAAGTTACGGCCACGGTGTCTTAGAAGAAATTCACCAAGCTCATTTGAGCTTGAGGGGCGACCCGATGGTTATGCGGTGGGCCTCACTTTCCCTCCAGCGCCACAAGGACACTTGGTTTCGGTCCTCGTGGTATAACCATTGTCTGATGCAGGGCGATTTAAGCTGCGACATTGTTCTATTCGATATTCTGGGAGAAAACGCCGCTGCCGGTGTTACGGGGGTCGTTTCCCCGGTTTATTCAGCGGAGGGCGTCCGCTGTCTGGTCTTGCGCCCCACCGAGCAGGAAGTGGAAAATGGTGGCGGGATGGTGCTGTCCTCCGACACCCGCCTTGTCCTATATGACTTCAACGTCGGGGCGAATTACTCCATCGCCTACCCGGCGGCAAGCGGGGCCTACTGGGACATCGTGAGCCGAAACTACAACTACTCCAGCGGTCGGCTGGACTTGGTTGTTCGCGAAAAACAGGGCACGTTGCCCCAAGGTGGCGCACCTGTCCAGAACGACACCCCCGCCGACCCTCCAGAACCGATTCCTGGGGGGCGTTAACTCATGTCCCCTGTCGTGATTACAGTCCAGTCCCCGGTGGCGCAGATCAAGTTAGACTTGAACCGCTACGAGAAGTACCTGCCCGACATGATTCAAGGGTCATTGGCGGAAGCGGAAAAGGCCATGAAGATGTTCCTGGCCACCAAAATCCAAGACCCAAGGACGGGAAAATCCGTTTCCGGTTGGAAGTGGTACCGCCAGAGCAAGTACCATTACATTCTGAAGAATCCGATGACTGGCCAAGTGCGCTTGGCAGTCTTGGACGAGGGCATCAAGCGGGCTTACACCATCGCCGCCCGGAGAAAGCGGTTCCTGCGCTTCACCGTCGGGGGCAAGGTGTTCTTCCGTCAGTCCGTTCGCATCCCGCCCCGCAAGGGGTATCACTACCTGCGATTCGGCGGGGAAGTGCTGCAAGCTGCGTTAAACAAGCGCATTGAGCGCATGAATGCCATTTTGAGGTAGAGCGGTGGCCGTCGATCCGACAGTCGAATGCCTGAAGCAGACCAACATCGCCCGGTCGTTCTACAAGTATATCGACGACAAAGGGTGGGATGTTCGGATTCTGTATGGCGACCAAGCGGATGAATTCCCCGAAAACCCGGACACCATCCTCCCTCGGGCGGTTGCCACCGTTCTGTTGGTGAAATTCAACCGCTTTGCCGGGGGTCGTGGAGAAGACCCACACAACGTGTCGATTCAAGTTTGGACCAGAAAAGCGATGGACCCTTACGGAGCAGTTGCGGAACAGTGGCGAGATACGGTAATATCGGCTTTGAACGTCGCCATCCCGATGTACTCCTTTTCCACGAGCCGCGCAACCCCGGAACTGATCGGTGAGAACTACAACCTCTACCCGAGGTTTGAAGGCTCATACCCCCTGACGGATGAGGGGGACCAGATTGCGAAGTGGGACATGCTCTACAGCGTGTACTCGTGGCGAGGGTCCGCGAGATACTAGAGTGGCAGAAGGAGTGGCGAGATGGCCAACTATACGGCAAATGCCTACGCTTCCTATTTTGGGGCTTCCGCCGCAGTCGAGCGGATGACCATCGCGGAAAGCGTGGAAACGATCAAATACCAGAACGGGCTGAATGAGGCGGAGTGGCCCCTTCGGCGCATGGAAACGCTGACCAAGGAATACGTCGAATACGCGGATTGGGGCACCTGCCCCGACACCGACGAAACGAACAACACGTTCGGTTGCGTGATCGACTCCCTGACGTGGACCAAGACCGAGCGGATGGGCACCCCGAAGGAGCAGGGTTCGGCGGACTTCAACGCCTGCCCGGGGTCCATCCCCGACCCCGACGACATGAAGCTGCTTATCCTCACCTCGGGCATCATCTGGCTAGGCGTGGAGCACACGCTGTCATTGACCGGGAAGTTCAAGGGGGTTGGTGGGGCTGACACCCTGCTGCGCGAACTGATGACCGAGGGTGGGCGCATCACCAAGCCGCTGAAACTGACCGGGGCGGGCCTGACCACGGATGTACTGCTGGACTACACGCCGACGGCGGATAATCCCTTTACCCAACCGTTCGTCCGCTCGGTGACATATGAATGCACCCGCGACTGGACCACGTTCAGCGCCGAGCTGTCGTGGTTCGTGCCGCAAGCGGCGGCAGACCTTACTTCTTCGCCAATGTCGGACTCGGAAGACTACCAACTGATCGTGTTTTCCTCCGTTCCGGCGCTGTCCAGTTACTACAAGTGCTCGCAGACGATCACGCTGTCGTCCCAAGACAATCCCCGCGTCAGCGAGTCCATTGAATTCTATGAGGATGGCACGTCCGGCGCGAATGGTGATGTCCCGATTTCCGGGCTGGCCGGAACGACCAACTTCCCCTGATAGGCGGTGAACCTTGCCCCCCGTGGCGCGAATAACCTGCGGGGGGCGGATTGGACTACGGATCAATGGCGGGAACCTACCTGTACGGGGCTACGCCGTCTCCCAATGTCGGTTCGCCGCAGGTGTTAATTTTTCAACACGCGCCCGAGCCGCGTTACAACGTGGTTCCGACACTCGACGGCAACATGGTGGTTCAGCATCTCGGTTACGTCCAAGTAACCGATGTGACTATTTTGTGGGCTGCCAATCAGGCAGACGGCACCACGGCTCAGGATTTGATCGAAAGTTATGTCCGTAACGCCGAATCGACCTACGGCTCATACCGCGAGGGGGAAGTCAACGTCACGCCGGTTGTCGGCCCGATGTTGACCCTCTACAACGCCACCGTCCGGCTGTCCAAATTTACGCCGACCGGCGCTATCTAAACGCGAAGGAGAAGAACCAACCATGCTGCGCAAAATTGGAGAGATTGCTGCAAGTGACCCGCGAAGCCCGCAGTATCGCTCGCGGATTTTTTTCGGTAATTCCGAGTATGAGATGGCCCCGCTAGGCGTCAACGACTTGGACAAGCTGGTGGAGGCCTGCCGGGGGGTAGGGGATGAGATCGCCAAGGCTGTGACCTCCGGTGCTGCGGAATCCCACATCGCCTCCCTGATTGTGAAGTCCGGGGTCCTGAAGAAAATCGCCGTCGATATTCTGGGCGTCCCCGAAGAGGAATATGTGAACACCACGCTGGCCAACCTGTTGGTGGCCGCCGGGGAGATGCTGCACCTGAATTTTTTCGTCTTGCCCGAGAGCGCCAGGAATGCGCTGATCGAGTCGCTCGTCAGCTTGAGCAAGCTGGGATAACGTCTTCGGATCAGCCGCCCCCTTCCGAAAGTGATACTCGGGGCGCGGGAATCTTTTACTACGAATTTGACCGGTTTACGACCGTTGAGCATCTGGTTCGGCTGTATCACTATAGCTACGAGGATGCTCGCGGTCGTTATTTTTTGGCTTGTCGCGAGACCAACAACCCCTGCAACCGCTGCATGGGGGCGCAGTCCTCCGGATGCCCCTTGGGCTATCTAACGGTTTCAATTTCGGGCGGGGAAGCCCTCCTGCTGATGATGAAGTGGCAGGAAGCCGACCTGCGCGACATGATCCGCCAAGGGGTGTATCGCGGCGCTCCCCTGCCCGGAACCAAGCCTCAAGGCATCCACGGGTGGGAAGATGCCTTGCAAAAATTCCCAAATGATGTACAATTCCTGTCAAGAGCGGAAGCCGAACGAAATCTCGAAACAACCCGAAAACTGCTCCAGCGCCGCGTCAAGGTCCCGTTTGAGGAGCAATGGACCGCTGAGCGTGTCGCTGCCGTGGCCGGGGCCGATATGGCGGCCAAGCGGGCGGCCATGTCGAACACTCTGTGGCGCTTCTACAAGGCTGCCGAGGGCGGATTAACGGTGGACGATCTTCGGCACGTCTATAAGATCGGCTTGTTCCGCGACCTCTGGGAAAAAGAAACCAACCCCGACAAAAAAGACCAGTTCTGGCAGATGATGCAGTCTGCTATTTCGGAGCGAGGTGGTTGAAATGGGTCTTGTCACCTACGGGTTGAATTTCATCGTCCGGGGCGCAGCAAATTCTCAGGCTGCGATTTCCAACTTCACGCAGGTCATTTCCCGCGCTGACCGGGCAATCCAGAATCACGCCCGCAGCATCAACCGAAATCTCGCACAGACGGCGAACGCCTCCCCCGCCACACAAAAACTGGGGTTGATGTGGAACGGGCTGTCGTCCGCAGTGGGGAAGGTCGGGACCGCGTTCAGCGTTGTGGGGGCTGCGCTCAAGACCGTGCTGTCGGTGGCAACCGGCGGTTTCGTCGTGTGGGTGGGAACGGGCCTTCTGCTGAAGAAGGTGGCCGACACGGCCATCGGAACCGCCCGGGCGATGTTCGATCTGGGTAAAGCTGCTATTTCTGCCGCAGAGACCGTCTCCTCCAAGGTCCTGATGATCCAAGGGCGTCTCGGACCCACGATGGGGAAGATCGTTAAAAATGCCGCGCTGGATGCCAGCCGCTCGACGGGTATTGCGCTGGATGAAATTATCGGCACCACCAACATCTTCCTCAACAACCCCGAATTGCGCAAGATGATTGAAAAACGGCTGAAAGATGGGGACGGCAGTGTCGTTAAAGATTTGGCCGTGATGATGAAGCAGATTCAAGTCACCAACCCCGACATCGCTGCGCGTATCGGAATCATGCTTCCCAACATTCTGGGAGGTTCGGCGCAATCGTTCAAATTCGGATTTGAAGTTTCGCCCGAACAGGCGGAAACGGCGATTAAAAATTATTTCGGCGGGAAGCTCCCGGCAGGCGTCAGCGCGGCAGGCTTTCGTTCCGGCGAGGGGATGAAGCCGTTCCAATTCGTCCAATCGTATCTTGACACCCTGATGCCCCGGGATACCGTGTCGAAGATGGCCTACATGGCATCCGCGCAGGTGGGGGTGTTGGGGGGTTCTGGTCGTGCCTTGATCTCTAAGGCGATGGGTGCGGAGGAAGAAAATCTCGGCGTCGTTGGCGCGGTTGGAAAATCCTTGGGGGCAGTCTCTGATGTCATCCTGAACATCCTCAAATCCGAGGGTATGGACAAAATTGCCGAGCGAGTTGCGGAGACGGCGGGCCGCTGGGGGGAAATCGCGTCACAGATGATCACGAATGTTTTGAACCCCCTGACCGAAGCTGCCAACGGCCAGAAGACGTGGGGGGAAGCTTTCAGTGACGTGCGGGACAAACTGCTGGGTATCAGCGAGATTCTAGGGGTGATTGCCGCCGGTTTTTTTGAAACTATTAACAACTTACTCGGGCAGGACTTGGTTAAGAGCCTGAAATCCGTATTCGACCTCGCAGTTTCGTTTTTTGGTCTGGGGCTGCGGGTAATGACGGATTTTGCGAAGGTCGTGGCCCGCATCGCTACTTTGCTAATGCTAGACCCCAAGCGGGACGAGCTGGAAAGCGCGGGTATTGCATCCCCTGAAGTTCTCCCGCTGATGGAGCGGGCTGTGCGCGTAACAATGCGCGGGGGTACCGCCCGGGCCGGAGAAAACGAGAACGAGATGGAGGACCGAGTGGGTGTGTTCCGCAAAGCCTTGGAAATCGCCAAGTTTGGGAACCGCTCTGAGTTTAACGCTGCGGATCGGGCTGAACGCGCCGTCGTAAATGCTGCGGTCCAATCTGGTTTTAAACAAAAAGGCGTGAAAGCTACTTTAGACCACCTCCTCAAGTCGGGCATCGTCACACAACAAGACATTAACTATGCGATGGGGGCGGTCGTTAATGCCCGCGCCTCGGAGGGGGAGATGCAAAGACGGGTAGGTCGAGGAACCATTCGACAGATGCTGCCCGACTTCTCCGCATTTCAGATCAACGACGATACCGCAGGCCCACTGCTGAGGTCTGTGGAGGACGCCCGCGCTATCGCGGTAAAATATGGCGTCCTCAAGACCGGCGACCCAGAACAACAAGAAGCGCCGGTAGGCCCGCAGAGATCGGGCTGGAACCCCTCCAACCCGTTTAAGAAGAAGGACATGGAAGACGCGGTGGCCACCGGTGTGACCCGCGCCAATCGCACGGTGGCGGCACAAACGACCCAAAACCCGGCCACCTCGATGGGTCGAAGCGCCATCGCCGGACTGTTTTAAGGGAGACGCCTTGTGACAACCCTTAATGTCCCGAGTTCATACCGCTGCACCCTGAACGGTCAGTCCCCCGCCGGGTTGACGTATCAACGGCAGTCCGGCGCTATTGGGGGGCTGGCCAATGTGCGTATGGTCCACGCGGCGGGAAGCCCCTTTTCCTCGACCTATGACGAAGGGAGCATCCTGACGGCGGTGATCGGGGGGATCAGTCGGCGGGTTCGCGTGGTGAACCGCACCGAGTCCGCGTCTAGTCGGGGTGAGTGGGTTACTAATCTCCTGTGCGAAGACCTGATCGGCGAATTGATGCGCCGCGCCCCCTACCCCAAGCCGCTGAACTACATGACGCTGACTCCGCGAGAAAAACGACGCTTCGACGACGAGATGGATAAGACGGACGCGGTGTACAACGCCCCCCGCGCCGATCTGGAATTTACACCCATGATTCGGGTGGGAAATGCTTACCACCAAAACGGGTGCAGCCTGAACAAACTGCTGAAGGATTTAACCTCCCGCATGGGGCTGACCGTTATTACCAACCTCCCGGACTACCATGTCCGGGATGTAACTGTGTACGGCACTTTTTTTGAGGCAATTGTTGGGTTGGTCAGCCCGTTTCAGCCGGTGATCTACGAGCAAAGTGGGCAGCTGTTCATCTTGGACTACCACACATCAAGAACTTATGGTTGGCGGGGGGCGGCGTTTGCGTCCGGCGGAGAGTACATTACGCGGGACGCGGCGTACAGCCCCATTCCCCCCAGAGTGATCGTCGAAGGCGGGGAAGGACCGTTTGATGCCACGCGGTATCGCGGACCCAAGGCCAAGGATTCCCAAGGCAACACCTACACCTCGATGCAGAACTACGAGATTCGCACCCTGTACTCGCCGCCGAGCCATTCGGCGACTTCGTATTTCGGGTTTGAACTCCCGGCGGTGGATTTTCGTAATTCCTCGTGGCAAGAAAGCTCAATGAGCATCCCAAGCTACGGCCCGCTTATCGCCACATTCCAGCGGCAGTATGCGCAGAGGGATTTGGTTACGGGGGACACGTTCATTCCCTACACGAGTTCCATTGACGCGTTCACACTGAAAATGCCCGAGGAAGTGGAGCCGGACGAAGACCCGGAGACGGGCCAAGTGCTTGACCAGGCGGCGATGGACAAAATCTCCATCGAAATTATTGAAAAGTCGCGTAATCCGGAGGGGACGCTGGAGTTGAAAAACGCCAAGGCCCCGCAGATGAAGGGCGAATCCCTCTGGCATGTGATGAATGTTTACTCCCGCACGTTTTTCAACACTCGGGGGGACTTGTGGTACACCCGCCGTGTGGAGGTCAGCACGGACAGGACAACTGGCCTGCCCTACATTTCGTCCGTCGTTGAAGAGATGAACTTCTACCAGTGGCCTGGGGTTGTGTGGGAACCCTCGGTGCTCGAAAGTCGCACCTACTGGGACAGCGCCGCCCAAGAGACGAAGGTGGCCCCCTGCCGCATCGAAGTGGCGTGGGGGTGGGTCACAACCCGCGATCTGGGCGACGACGAATCGGATACAGGAAGCAACCCCGACTGGAACCGCTGGAAGTCGGCGGAGCCACAGCTCAAAAAGGCGTGGATGCCGGTGCGGGTGGCCAAGCATTACCGTGAGTATTTTCGCCCGGATCGGGCGGGTGTGCTAAATCTGTCTGCTTCGGCTGAAGAGGCGCTGGCATCCAATTCCGCGTGGGTGCTTTCCGAGGAGACCAATCAGAAGTCGGATAAGTTATACTACTCCTTCGGAATGGACAACACGCTATACAAGCCGGGGGATTTAACCCGGGAAAGCATTTTGGTGTACGAGCCGGTGTACTACGACTACACCGTCACGCCGGATGACGGCAGTGATGTGGAACAGGTGGTGTATGACCGCTACCGCATCAATCGAGATCAGGACGGCGAGACGGAAGGGGCGGTCATCGGGTCGGAGGCCACCTTCTTCCTGCCGTTGAACTGGGTGATCGACCGCGAGGATGCCCGGGCGGCGGGAGAAATCACCGCCCGCAACTATTTCGACATCTTCGGCTACAATGCCTGTCTTGTTGAGAGGGAACAGACCATCTACCGCCCCTCGGCAGGTGGTTACGATGCAGGACACACCGCGCAAAAGATTCGATGGTATGTCAACGACGAAAATGTCGTCGTCTGCGACGCGGAAACGACCCCCAGTGACTCGCCCATCCCGAACGCCGCGCTGACCGCCCGCACGATGGACATTCGCGTTGAGCGCGTGGTCTCCCTCCCCAGCGCCACGGCCACCTACACCACGGCGCAGCCGGTGCGAGTGAGCATCCCTTATTTGGTGCGCTGGCGGGATGCGGATGAATTCGCCGCCCGTCTTCGCGCTTTGCTTTTACGGCAAGGGGGATCGGTGGTCCGGCATCAAGTGCAATTCCCCGCCCCGCTGTTCTTTGACGTGGGATGGACCTTCACGGTCAATCGCGTCAGCGTGACCAACAACCCCAACTTGGCGGGGTCGGGGTATTTGACCAGCTCTCGGGGGACAGGGATGATCGTTGAGTTCTCCACTTCGGCGGACCCGCAAAGCGGAGTGTTCACATCGGTGACGATGGAGGAGCTGTGATGAAAACCATCATCGACTTTCGGGCGTGGATTGCCGCCAACAATGAGCGAGCACAGCGAGAAACCCGTCTTCACGCCACATTCGTTCACGGCACAAACGTCTCGCACCAGATGGGGGTGGTCCACGGCGCTGGGGCGCAGGTGGGTGGTCAATCCAATGTCATCACCACCAGCCTGTCGGGCAAAGTCAGAGCGTTGGGAGGATAGGTTCAATGAAAGTCATTCAGATATTTGACACCGAGACGCCAGAGACTTACGCCTATTCCCGCGTCTATTCGGGTCGCGGCGGGCGGTTCACCACGGCGGGGGCTGTCGGTGTTGAGTTCGTCATGGACGGGAATGGCAGACCGGTTTACCGCGACGGTATTCCGGTCATCGCCACCGATTCCGCCGGAAACCAAAAGCGGGGGCCGATCATTATGCAGTGGGTCCCGGACGGGGTGCTGCGAACACGTTCTGACGGCACCGTAACCACGGCGGGCGCGTGGTTTGGGGCAACATCGTCTTCCGAAACGACGGGGAACGCCGCTTGCGCCCGTTCTTTCGGGCAAAGCAGCTTCCTCGGGACAGACGGCGAATAAACTATGGCACACACACTTCCACACCTCCGGGCGTTTGTTCAGGCCGCTGAAACCTATGCGGAGTACTGGCGGCCTTCCGCCGCACAGATGACCACCGGCGACACCGTAACAGTTTATCCGGTTCCGGGGTGCATCGGCTGCAAAATCGCTCAGCAACCGGGGCACATCAGTGCCGACCGCTGGCGGGTGACGGATTCGAGCGGAAATTGTCTGGGTGGAGGTAACTATTTCGCCGATGCCGTTTCGATGGATCGCATCTGGCGTTACATGAAGCTGCTCCAAGGCCAGATGGTGTCGATGGAGTGGTTGGCGGGGCCTGAATGGTCATTGTTTAACTCAGGGTATTTCCAAGAAACGTTATTCAGCGCCGAGGGCCACGACGGGACGTTCAAGCCTAACTTTGTCGATGGCGGGTATTTCACAGTTACGGCGGCCAGTGGCACGAGTGTAACAATTGACACCAGCACCGGTTTTGATCCGCGCAAAATGTATTACGATAAGTCGCCGATGCAAATAGGCGATATGTTTGTCTGCACGGGCAACAATTGCGCGGCGTCGATGGCGATCACTGGCCGGATTGTAGCGATCAGTGGCGTGTCGGCTGGATTGTCACCGGCGCGGCCAGCGACGTTGACGCTCACGCTGGACAAGAACATCGGCTCGGCGTTGATGCAGAACGATGACACGGTGACAGAGGATCACGACTGGTCCGCCGGGTTGTATATCGGTCGGGCGTATAATTTCCCGCCGTTGTTCACGAACATCAATTACCCGTCATGGTTCTATGGCGTCAAGAAGACTGTGCGCATTACCAGTGACGATGATGAGTGGACCAGCGGAGTTATTCGCCTGACCAATGGGGCTGGTGCTGAT